AGATGTACTTGAAAACAGATACACAAATCAATTAGGGATACAACAAGTAATTGCAAATGACAATAATTGTTGTATGCAGACACAAAATCAAATTCTGAATAGTAAGTATGATCTGGATAAAGAGATATTACAGAACAGATACGAGAATTCTATACAGACGCAAACATTATCAGGACAATTGGCTCAGTGTTGTTGTGACATTAAAAACACAGCACATCAAGAGGGAGAAGCAACTCGCGCTTTGATTACTCAAAATATGATTGATAATTTGAGAGATCAATTAGCTGCTACAAGGGAACAATTAACCAATGCTAGAAGTGCTAATTTGGCTAATTCAATAATGGCTGATAATGCAGCACAAACACAGACATTGATTAGTTCTCTTTTGCCAAGACCAGTACCAGCATATCCTTCTGCGTCACCTTATATGGCGTATAATTGGAGCAACTATTTTAATAATGGTGGTTGCCCGTATAATAACATTTAGAAAATTTATTATCTTGCATTTAAATCGACCATATTATAAAAAGGGTTTAAATTTGTACTTATTCGCTTAATGATTTAGGGTTTAAAGAAAAAAAGCAATAGCTTTGTAAAAACTTTTTTTGATGCAACGAGCTGATGAGTCAGCCAAAATTCACAGGGATGAACGTCTGACTGAATTGTTCATTTCTGTTTTTTTTTAGGAGGTTTATTATGATCGAAGTTTATACTCAAAATGTAACAGTACCAGCAATGACTGCTATACCTTTTAATAACACGACAATTCAAAAGGGAATAACAGCAATAAAAACTGGAACTGCTACTATTCAATTTAATCGTATTGGTGTTTATGTAGTATCTTTTGACGCTTCTGCTTCTTTGGCAGATGGTGGAACAACTGGTGATATTATTTGTCAGCTTTATAAAAATGGCTCAAATCAAATTCAAGCGACTACAAGTGCAACATCTACAAGCGAAACAGACATTGTGCATATGTCATTCACAACGCTTGTTCAAGTACCCCAAAATAATACTTGCAATTGTGCTACTTCTCCGACTACAATACAAATAATGAATATCGGTGTACCTGCTTTATTTGCTCAAGCCGATCTAGTAGTTACTAAATTATGTTGAGGGTGGAAAAATGTATAATTGGGAAGAAATGTTTAATATAATTTGCAAAAAATATACAGGTGAAGCATTAAAAGAAAAATATGGTGCTTGTATGGAAAAATTTATGCGGAAATTAAAGAATGAAAATCAAGATTTATATTATGAGCTAATGTCTGGTTTATATGTTTTAGTTTTTGGCGAACATTTTAATGAAGAACTAGCAAAAGAAGCGGTTGAAAATATGAAAAATGGAGACGGTACAACTGGAGCGCATTGGACATTACAAGAAGCAATAGAAATAGCCAAAAATGAAGGAATAAGCTTTAAAAAATTTAACGAATATGATTGGTTTTATGTTTTGAATATGATTTACAGTGATTTTTATAAAGTATTCATAAACAATACAAATCTTTATGTTAAAACAGCTGTTGAATGGCTGAATGATATTGACGTAACACCAGGTAAAGCTTACAGATACTATATAAAAGTTGTAAAATAATAAATGGCTGATACAATTTTATAAAGAGGTGAAACTCATGGATCTTTCCAGCTTTTTTCGTGAAAATGCAATCAAAACTAAAGAAATAAAATATGTCGCTTCCACAAGATTTGTGAATAAAAATAAAGAACCTATTGAGTGGATATTAAAACCTGTTTCTTCTCAAATAGACGAGGATTTAAGGAGACAAGCAACTAAATATAAAAATATATCAGGACAGACACAATATGATTTTGACGCAAATAAATATATCGGATTATTGGCTGTTGCTTGTACTATTTACCCAAACTTAAACGATGCTAATCTACAAAACTCATATAATGTAATGGGGGCAGACTCTTTATTAAAAAAAATGTTATTACCAGGTGAATATGCAAATTATTTAAATAAAGTACAAGAAATTTGCGGATTCACACAAAATATAAATGATATGGTACAACAAGCAAAAAACTAATAAAAGACGGTGATTTCGATAGTAATTATGCATATTACTGTTTGCACAAACTAAAGATATTACCGTCGCAATTTATTAATATGTCTAAACCCGAAAAAGCTTTTATTATCGCTGCTATCGACTTCAAAATAGAAAAAGACAAAAAAGAACTTACAAAAATAAAAAATAAAAACACAAAAAAATAGTCTTACTGGCGGATTTTTAAATTGCCTTAAAAAAAAATATCATATTGACAAATATTTTTATGTGTTAATATTGTCTTGCGTGTATTATAGCACGTAAATAAAATAAATTCAAATTTAAAATTTATTTATGTGAAAAATATTTTGAGAAAATTTTTTTGACGCGAGCGACTATATATTTTTATAGTCGTTTTTTTGTTATTATTACAACATAATTTTAAATTGTATCTTCAAGCTTTTTTTTATCTTCTTCTAATTTTATATTAATCTTTTCCATATCTTCAAATGTCTTTTTATCATTCTCAATTGCTATATCAGCCTTTTTATTAAGTGTATCAAGCCTATTCATCATATCATCGTAAAATTTAAATTTATTCTTATCTTTATTTATGTCAACGACAGGAGCTTCTGCTTCATTTTCAAACTTTGGCTCTGTAGAAATAATAATATGCTCGTTTCTGTTTCTACGGCAAAAAAATACAATTAAACATATGCAAATCAAGACAAATAAACAAATTGCGCCTAAAATAAGCCATTCCATTGTATTTATCACCACCAGTTTTAAATATTGTTACGATTATATATTAATATGTAATTTCTATATTGTCAAGCAAAAATTATGATATATAAATAAAATTATAAGAAAAAAAATAGCCTATATCACAAGGCTATTTTTGCAGTTCAGTTTAATTATAATACTATCCTCTCGAAATAATTCTGGCAATTGGAATTGCTTTATGATCGAAATAAACTCTAGCTGCACCTATTCCAGCGTCATGAACTAAAGTCCAGTTTGCTCCCGCTTCAAATTGAGCGTTTGTTGGAGACATACCCATTCCATTCGGTATTTCAAACGATATTCCCATTGGTGATAAACATTTTCTTTGTCTGGTATATAAAGTGTCTTCCCCGCCGTTAGTTTTTGGATCGCGTGACATTTCATAAGGTACTTTTGCTCCGATATCTTCATAATCAAAAGCTCCGTCTCCTAATACATAAGTTGTATATGCGGAATAAGCTTCTGCTGTCATTTCGTAATAATCGCCAATATCATCTACATCAGGTGTCTCTACTGCTGTATAAGTGTTTCCTTCTTTTGTGTAATACGTTTTTGAACTGTCTATTGCCACATCTGAAGTCTTTGTATAAACAGCGTCTATTTCTGTTACTGGCATTGAATCATCAATTATTACTGACCGACCATTCCATGTCGCCAAGCTCAAATCTCTTTGTATGCCGTTTGCGTCTGTATAAGTCAAATATTTTAGCAAGTTAAGATTTTCAAGGTTAGTAGCAACTTCAGAATGCATTATAGCTATTGTGAATTTACCTTTATTCTGCCCAGCAGCTTTTTGTATGGCTTTGTTTAATGTTGTTGGCCCTACCATATTATTTGGATTACCTTGACTGTCATTACCGCTTTCACTAGTTACGTCATAAGTGTGTCCATTAACAAAATTAAGGTTGTTCGCACCTGTCATAGAAAAAATACCTTTTAAGATACTTAATAAAATATCTTGGTCTATTTCTTCCCAATATTCAGAAACTTGTTTTGCTACGTTAGACATAAAATCTACGCCACTTGTTATATCATACGAAAAATCTTTCTCTGTCCATGCTTTTGCACGTCCAAATACTACAACTCCTTTTTCAAACGTTGTTGTACTTGTAGCCGTGATATTAGTTGAACCATCATAATTTACAGGTGCCCCACCTAAATTGCCATACATCGGAATGCGTCCATAATAACTACCTGTTTGGCTACTAAACATATTTTTAATTTGCTGATTGCCTTTTAATGCTCTTGATTTAATCAATTCATTTCTCTTTAAATTTGGTACATTTTCCATATAAATTCCAAAAGCTTCTGGATTAAAACTTTTAGAATCAAATTTTGTATTTGCCATTTATAACACTCCTATTAAGTTTTATTTTTTATTGCTTCACAAATTTGTTCATAAGTCATATTTTTATAATCAGATGTTGCATTTACTTGAGAATTTAAAGCTACGCCTGGTGTTTTACCTTGTATTGTATTCTCTATATCTTTAAACAAAAATTTTGTATCTTCACTTTCTTTTATTTGTTTTATTTGTTCTTCTAATCCATTTACATTTCCCTTTTCGTCAATTTCTGCTTTATCTAAAAATTCTTTTAATAGTGGTATAACTACTTTTTGGTTTATTGCACCAGCACTATTCAACGCTTTCTCTAAACCTGATTTTAATTTTATTTCTCTTATTTGTTGCTTATATTCATTGTCATTTTTTGTCTTTTCTTCTTGTAACAAGTCATAATCTTGTTTTAATTTTGTATAAGATTCATTATCTTTTTGCATACTATTTATTACTTCTTCTTGTTCTTTTATCTTGTCATTCAAGAATGTTATTTTAACTTCATTTTCTTTTTTCTCAGTTTTATATTTTTCTATATCCAATCCATATTGAGTCATAATTTTGTCCATTATTTCATCAGATAACCCTAAATCTTTTAAAAAATCTCTCCTCATAAATTTCCTCCACTACGATTTTTAACGCCTTTTTTCTTGGCTTGTGCCAACCTTTTTACGTCTTGCTGAGGACTAATTATTTTATATCACAACTAAATTATTAAATCAATTTTTTCTCTCGCGCGCGCGCGCGTATATATATATATCCTTTTATTTTTATATTTATATATTTAGGGGGCGTTTTGTCTCTCTTAACAAGAGAAGTTTGCCTTTTTCAGGTGGAGATTTTACCCCCTTTGGGGTGGAGATTTTACCCCCTTTGGGGTGGAGATTTTACCCCCCCAAAAAACTGTGGATAACTTTTTTAAACTACTTGTTTTGATTTATGTATGTAAGTGATTTTTTTTGCATTTTTTTTAAAAAATGTGTTAGTATAATATTTGGGTGATTAAAATATGCGAGAAGAACAAAATTATTTGGTTGTAAAACACAACGATTTGATTCGTAAAGTTCAGGCTCTGTTATCCCTGACTGTAAACGAGCAAAAAGTTGCTTTGTATTTGGTTTCTTTGATTAATCCTGATGATAAGGATTTTGATGCTGTGCTTGTTTCAATTAGTGCGTTATGCGAATTGTTTGGCTTAGAAAAAGAAAAAGGCAACTACAAAAACTTAAAAAAAGCAATAA